ACTGGAGTTCAGACGTGTGCTCTTCCGATCTCAATGCGACACACCAGCTGCGGAATCCTGCAGAGTCCTTGCGGATCTGGAAAAACACAGATGGGCATTGCGCTGGCGGCGGTGCTTGGACGTAAGGTTCTGTGGGTTACCCACACGCAGGATTTGCTGGCGCAGTCCTTTGCCAGGGCGGAGCAATACTTTCCAGTGGAGACACTGGGGACGATCACAGCCGGGAAGGTCCGGCTTGGCAGCCATATGACTTTCGCAACCGTGCAGACCCTCAGCAAACTAGATCTGACGCAGTACCGGGAGGCATGGGATGTGGTAATCGTAGATGAGTGCCACCGCCTGGCAGGGTCCCCGACACAGGTAACGATGTTTTATAAGGTCATGAACAATCTGGCGGCCAGATATAAATACGGCCTGTCTGCGACGGTGCACCGGTCTGATGGCATGATCAAGAGTACATTTGCCGTGCTGGGATCGGTAGTGTACCAGGTGCCGGATGAGGCGGTGGCGGACAAGACCATGAAAGTTCGGATTTGCCGGCGGGATACCGGAATCGCGATCAATCGGAGCTGTCTGGACACGGACGGCACACTGGTTTACAACGAGCTGCTTTCCTACCTGGGAGAAAGCCGGGAGCGAAATGAGCTGATCGTGAGGGACCTGGTCAGCCAGACCGGTCATTCATGCCTGGTGCTGGCAAGCCGCCTGGAGCAGCTGCGAAACATCAGAAATATGCTTCCGGAAGAGCTGCGGGAGGTATCGGCCATGATTGATGGCAGCATGACCAGCAAGCGCGGAAAGGCAGAGCGGGAAGCGGCCATTGAGGATATGCGGGCCGGAAGAAAAGACATCCTGTTCGCAAGCTTCGGACTGGCGAAAGAGGGACTGGATATCCCAAGGCTTGACCGGTTGTTTCTGGTGTCACCGCAGAAGGATTACGCAGTGGTAACGCAGAGCATTGGCCGGATCGCCAGAGTAGCAGAGGGCAAGAAAGATGCCGTTTGTTACGATTATGTGGATGATATCCAGTTTTGCGAGAATCAGTGGAAACGGCGAAGAACCCATTACAGAAAAGCGGGGTGTATCTTATGACAAGGAATGAAGAACAGGCAGCGCTGGCAAAAGGTGTCTGGTGCGATTCTTACAACTTTTACCTGAAATACCATGGACGTCCCGCTGATCAGGAATTCTGGAGTGAGGCCACAGAGGATTTTCAAAAAATCGTGAGAAAGTATGAAGGTGCTTCGGCATGCGGACGGATCATGCTGGCTGCATTTTCACTTCTGGAGGAGGAGACGAGATGAATAGGCAGGAATTAGAAATCGAAATTGATATGCTGGAGGGAAATATCAATCGGATGTGCGTTACGGATGATGATGCAGAGCTGGCAAGTATGCAGCAGTGGGCAAAGAAAAGAATTGATCGGATCTATCTGTACAACCATCAGAGATTGCACAAACAGGAGCGTCTTAATGCAAGGTAGAGGGAGAAAGATGAAACAGAAAGATCAGTACGGTGAGCCCTTCGAGGGCTAGGAGCTGGCAACGCCTCACGCGTTCGACATTATGAACGAAGACGCTGAGGTGATACTGGAAGCACTGGAGAAGTTAAAAGGAGGACACAACAATGAAAATCACCCGCACCATGACAATCGACACCAATGAGATCCAGGTCGGCGACCGGATCGAAGTCGGCCACTATACGGCCACCTGCCAGGCACTGCCCAGCAAGGGCCTGGCCCTGTTCCTGCTGGATCAGTACCTCGACAAGGCCATGCAGATGAACAAGAAGAACACCAGCAAGGGCGGCTACGAGGCCAGCAATCTCCGCAAGGAGCTGAACAGCAAGGAGACCCTGGACGAGTTCGCCTCTCTGGAGCTGGTGCCCTTCGAGAATGGCGATCTGCTCCGTCTGCCCTTCTATGGCGAGATGTTCGTGCATGACGACCTGTACAACTCCGGCGTCGTGGAGCCTGACGACTGCGAGCAGTGGCCTCTGATGAAGATTCGCCAGAACCGCATCACCGGCCGCGAGGGCGCGGCCTACGAGTGTGGCTGGCTGCAGAACAAGTGCGTCCGGTCGACGAACTTCTGCCTTGTCTACAACAATGGCCATGCGTACTGCAACAGCGCTTCGAACTCCAGCGGCGTGCGCCCGGCTTTCCTGATCAAATTATCATAAATCCCGGGGGCCTTGTGCCCCCACTATAAATCATCAAGCAAGGAGGAAGAAAGATGGAGAGATTAACACATCAGAGATCAAGCGGGATTAAGACCGGTTACTGGTCACCAAACAGAAAGGATGAGCTGGTGGAGCGACTGGCAGCCTACGAAGATACCGGGCTGGATCCGCAGGAGATTTACAGCTTGAAGGCCGGATCCATTCTGAAGGCGATGGGGTGTAAGTGGACCCCAGTGGAGGAGCAGCTTCCGGAGGATGGCAAGTACATACTACTTTCGTTTTCCAATTTTAGTATCCCGTTAATTGGGAGATGCAAACTGGATGGTGACGGAGGCGGCACGTTTTACGAGGGTGACGACGATGAACCTCTGACAAAGCACGACCTGTATGTAAATGCCTGGATGCCGCTGCCGGATCCGTATCGACTGGATTAAGACGGAGGTGGATAGTATGGCGAGAAATCGATACCCCGGTATCTGTTATTGCTGCGGAAAGCAGGTACCGGCAGGTTACGGACACTTTGAACGGCACAATGGCGGCTGGCGGATCAAATGCGTCAAGTGTGCCAGCGGCAGGACTGTGCGGGATACAGACAGGGAAGTTGTACGGGTCAGAAAACAGGTAAATTAAGATTTAACGGAGGGAGAAATGATGGGATATTTGCAGGAAAGACATGGAATGATGATGCTTGGAAAAGTGCCGGAAGGAACTTGCCCGGAGTGTGCAGTGAAGCACGATCCGATACAGCCGCATAACAGGGACAGCCTTGCATACCAATACAAGTTTTACGATCAACACGGGCGCTGGCCTACTTGGGCGGATGCTATGTCGCATTGCCCGGAGGATGTACAGGCGCACTGGAAACAGGCGCTTACCGATAGAGGTGTCAAGATAAACTGAAATTTTAAGGAGGAACGAGATTGTTACATAAAAACGCAGAGGGTTATCCAGAGCCGAAGCTGGACGGGCTATCCGAAAGGCAGGCGGTGGCATCTTAAACGAGCGGGGGAAGGACCCGCCTAAAACTTGATTTTAACCGTATGGAATTCCAGACGGTTAGAAGTCAAACTGAAATTTGGAGGATGCAAAATGATGATGTTAGAAGCTATAGGCAAGGCAGCTATGCTGGAGCAGCTGGCTGAGGAAGCTGCGGAGCTTGCGCAGGCAGCATTAAAGGCGGCGAGGATCTTACGGGGTGATAACCCTACACCAGTGACGTTGGAAGAGGCTGAGGAACATCTGGTTGAGGAATATACGGATGTTTATCAGTGCGCGATGGAGCTGGATGTGCCGGTAGATTGGACACAGATCGAGGAAAAACGGGAGCGATGGATGAAACGCGTAAGGGAGATGAGGAGTACCAATGTATAAAAACAAAGAGGGCTATCCAGATCCGACAGCTGGACGGGCTATCCGAAAGACAGACAAGCCGCCGGAGCAGGTGGTCAACTTCCGGCGGGCGATGAAGTTGATGTGCACGATCTGCCATGTGCGGGTGCTGGGGAAGGTCACGGTGGTGGACGAGAAAGGCAGGCGGTGGTGAGATGGGAAAGAAAGGTGCTGCATTAAGAGCAGCAAAGGCGCAGTCGACTACATACACATTTACCAGAGAGCAGCTGGAGGAGCATGATCGGCATGTGCTGGATACGTACCGGGAGCGGGTGATCGGAAAGGTAGTGAAGCGTGCAGAAGAGTATGACGAGGTCCGGAAGAAAGAACTGAGCGAATACATTGATGAAGAGTGGAAGAAGCGGGAGGAACTGTTCCGGAACAACCATGACGGACTGATGAACACCCTGAGCCTGCTGGCCTGCTGCTCTTCGCGGGTTCTGATCGAGAAATTCCACTGGAAGCCGATCCCCAAGGACGGGAATTATGACCGGCGAAATCAGACTGTTCGGTTTGCTAATTGTCTGGTACAGGAGATCAACAAGATCTGCGAGGACGAGAATGCGGACATCCGGCGGTATTGTGAGGAGACGTATGAGCTGTATGGCGTCAAGTTTACGGCAGAGGAGGATGATGCCAGTGGGAATTAAGATTACCCGGAAGCTGCTGGATGATTACCGGAAGCTGAAGCGGGAGATACCAGTGTTGGAACAGGAGCTTGAGACCATGCAGCAAGGGGATAACGGGTTTGATCACAGTGTGATCCTGGATTGCCGGACGGGGGAGCCACGGCCCCAGAGCGTAGTGGGATTCGACTGGCTGCTGTATGAGCGGAGACAGAAGATACTGGATGCCAAGAAAGCTAAGGTAAAGGCTGTGGAGAAGTGGATCGAAGCCATAGAGGACGGGCAAACACGGTGCGTGTTCCGAATGTTTTATGTGGATGGTATGAGCTGGCAACGGATAGCCGAGAAGATAAAGGCAACCGGAGATCATGCAGCGGACTACCCGAGAATTTGTATCAGAGACGTATACTTGAAAAAAGTCGGCATTTCGTGAAGATTTTTCGTTCATTTCGGCTATTTCGATTTACACTATAATGGAAGCCAAAGGCATACAGGCCAGCGGCTTTACACCTCCCGGCGGGGCAGGAGAACGCATAAGCAAATCCTCCCAATTTGCAATGTGATTATGGCTGCCAGGTGTCAAAGCTTGGCAGCCGATTCGGTTGATTCCATACCGAGGCCATAGGAATCCGTTCAACCAGTCACGTAGATCTGGTGCATACCGGTGATGAGCCGGTATTGTCGGAACGTAGCTCAGTGGTAGAGCAGCTGGCTTATATCCAGCGTGGCGGGGGTTCGATTCCTTCTGTTCCGATGTGGCCGGGTCGCTACCGGATGAACTGAGAGTGAGCGCAACGCCTCAGAGAGATTGACAATGCCTTTCTGGAAACGGGGAGGAGGCGCACGATGCGAGGTAGAGCAGTCTGGTAGCTCGGGAGCCTCATAAGCTCCAGGTCGCAGGTTCAAATCCTGCCTTCGCTATTTACCTGGTTTCGGACTCTCCATCCAGACATTCCAGGTGCATGAGACATCCTTGAAAGAGGGTGTCTTTTTGTTGATTTAGTTGCATAACATGTCTCAAAACGTCAAAACTGTCATTATTAATAAGAACTGTAAATTGACATTAGATACGGAAAGGAATATAATAATGATAATAAGGACGAAGGAGGAATGTGTAGTGCAGGAATTATTTGATAGGTATGATAAAATACTGTCTGGAGAGTTGAAGAAGATCGAAATTCCGGGGAATCGAGAATTTAAAACTTATTCAGTAACAAATTTTAGAGGTGGAATAGGAAAAACAACACTTTCCTTTAATTTGGCTTATGCAATGTGTCAAAAATATATGACGTTGTTTTTGGATATGTGTCCGCAGCAAAATTTCACGTCGTTGTTATTAAATAGTACAAAACCATATGAAGGTAATACTATTTACGATGCTTTAATGGAAAAGATGATGGGTTCAGCATGGCAAACAGATAGTAAAAAACTGTCATTAAGAGTTCAAGATTTCAATGAAGAATTTAGAAGTAATGGAGAAACATGTTACTTCATTCCAGGAAGCAGTAGATTGTTTTTATTTCCTAGCCAGTTTTATTCTCGTTTAAATGAATATTTAGGAATGACGAGTTCAGGTAGTGGGGAGAAGCCAGTAAGTATTCTGTTAAAAATGTTGAAGAGCATTATTGCTGAGCAAATGGAAGAGACGAAGACGGAAAAAGTGTTAATTGATACAAGCCCGTTTTTTGCAGGAGGTACACACTTAGCCTGGGCTGCTTCAGACGCATTAATTATACCGGTTAGAGTTGACGAACAGTCGATTTATTCATTGGAACTTACGTTGGAAATGCTTCACAATCCATCGAGTGATTTTAATATATGGAGAGAACGAGCTGGAATAGAAGAAAAACCGACTGTTCAAGCAATTATAATGACACATTGTGGATGGAATCGTCAAGCAGATCACCAGATTGATAGTGCGTCTAGAATGTATATTGAGCGTGCGGTGGATATTGCAATAAAATATAAAGATGTTTTTACTACACCAAATGTAGTAGACCATTTTGCGTTATTATCAGACTTCCATAGTTCGGGCAGAATTAGTGGTTCAAAGGCAATTCCGATCGAAAATTTGGTGGAAGGACGACAGCATAGAATAGAGGGAAGGAAAGTAGAAGTAAACAGAAGTGTAAATAGGTATAAAAAAGAGTTGCAGTATGCATTTAATTTAATTAATTGTTAAGGATAGGAGCCACCCATCGTGGCTCTTTTCTTTTACCCCGCCGCATGAAACCCAGGGCGGCGGGGCCTCCTCAGGTGCTTTCATTTTACCTGGAATGGTGGTATGATAATTTCAAATTTTAGTACAGTGAGGGGGAGAAGCAGCATGAACGTAGCAAGCCAAAGCAATGTTGTGTGTTATTACATGGAGAATCAAGGCTTTGATTTTGGAAGTTTTATGGTTAATGTAATAGTAGGTATATTTACTGGAATTATCAGCAGCTATATCATTACGAAATGGTACAGGAATAAGGACGAGGAAAAGGAGAGGGTGCGGTTTATATGCGAACTATATAAGTTTTCGTTTGATGTTGTGATGTTATCAATGCCGCTGAAACTTTTACGGGATGAAGATATTGATAATGCACATGAAATGGTAAAGAAAATGGATATACCGGTATGGTATAAATGGCTGAAATTTAATGACACTGACGGAAAAATAGTTGATTCAGCTTTTAAAAAAAGTAAAGATATGTGGCTATGGCTAATTGATTTAAAAATAAAAAGGGATTTTAGCCGGAGCGATGGTTTTGTAGAAAGCGACAGAAAGAAGTACGCGACAGAATTTAATGAGTTGAATGATAAGATTGCAAAAGGTTTTATTGAACTCAGTTCGGAGCTAAAAGAGCTAAAAAACATTTTGGAAAGGTACAGAAACTAAAATAAATGAGAGATAGCCCAGCTATCTTTTTTTCTATACCCCCAAAAACGAAACGAATGAGAGGTGGTGGTATTGCCGAGACCGAGAGACCCGAGCCGGGACAAGGCCTTTGAAATCTACAAGAAAAACGCTGGAGACATTGATTTGGTTGAGATTGCAAGTCAACTAAGTATTTCTCCGGGCACTGTCCGAGGGTGGAAATCGAAGGATGACTGGGATGATAAATTGAACGGAACGCTCCAAACGAATACGGAACGTTCCAAACGAATGAAGGGCGGACAGCCGGGCAACAAGAACGCTGTCGGCCATGGCGGCACTGGACCGCCGGGGAATAAAAACGCAGTTACCACGGGAGAGTTTGAGACTCTCCTTTTTGATTGTTTGGAACCAGAAGAGAAGCAGTTGGCCGCCGCGGTGCAGCTGGATAAGGAGCAGCTCCTGCTGCAGGAGATCCAGCTCCTCACCGTCCGGGAGCGCCGGATGCTGAAACGGATTGATAACCTGAAGCATGCAGCCGATGCGCAGACTGCTTCCAGATATGATCTGGAGGTCCCGCCTGGTATGACGGCGGTGAGCTATAAGGGCGGTGTCGAAAAGGGTAAGGTTACGGACATGGTCGAGCACAAAGGCACGCTTGGCCAGATCCAGTCCATCGAGGATGCTCTGACCCGCGTCCAGGCGCAGAAGCAGCGGGCAATTGAGACGCTGCATCGGTTCGGCTATGATGACGCCAGACTGGAACTGGAGATGATGAAGGTCGAGATGGCAGCCCTGAAGCTGGGCGGTCAGGAGGCAGAGCAGGAGGATGATGGATTCCTGTCTGCGTTGAATGCCGAGACAGGCAGTTTGTGGGATGGTGATACAGATGACGATTAAAGAGCGTATCGCCAGCATGAAAGATAAGATTCAGCAGATGAAGGAAAAAAGGAACATCGTCACCAAAGTGCAGACGTTCAAGTTCCAGCCGTTCTCCCGGAAGCAGAAGCAGGTACTTACCTGGTGGGTGCCGGACAGCCTGGTGAAGGACTATGACGGCATCATAGCGGATGGAGCCATCCGTTCCGGAAAGACGGTCTGCATGTCGCTGTCCTTCGTGTTCTGGGCGATGGAGAACTTCAATGGCCAGAACTTTGCCATGTGCGGTAAGACGATTGGTTCCTTCCGAAGAAATGTTCTATTCTGGCTGAAGCTGATGCTCAAGAGCCGAGGGTACAAGGTTGCGGATCACAGGGCCGATAATCTGGTTGAAATCACCCGAAAGAATGTCACGAACTACTTTTACATTTTTGGTGGTAAGGACGAACGCAGCCAGGATCTGATCCAGGGTATTACGCTGGCAGGTGTTTTCTGTGATGAGGTTGCACTGATGCCAGAAAGCTTCGTCAACCAGGCAACTGGCCGTTGTTCTGTGGAAAGATCGAAATACTGGTTTAACTGCAACCCGGACGGACCATATCACTGGTTCAAAGTCAATTGGATCGATAAGGCAATCGGATACCTCGGAAAAAAGAAAGCAGCCAGACTGCAGGAAGAAGCTGCCGCGAAAGGCACGGAGCTGAATCTTAAGAAGCTCCTGTATGTGCATTTCACGATGGATGATAACCTTAGCCTTTCAGAAGCGATTAAAGCCAGATATCGCAGCATGTACAGCGGCGTGTTCTTCAAGCGTTACATCGAAGGGCTCTGGGCGATGGCTGAAGGGATCATCTATGACATGTTTGATCCGGACAGAAATGTGGTGGACACAGAAGCCATTGCGGCGGAATACCGGAAGAGGACCGGCGGCGAGTTCTGGATCGGTGACAAATATGTCAGCTGTGACTATGGTACCCAGAACCCGACAGCGTTCCTGCTGTGGAGCAAGGGTGCTGACGGCAAGTGGTATTGTCATAGGGAGTATTATTATTCAGGACGCGATAAAGGGCAGCAGAAGACAGACAAAGAATTTGCTGAAGATCTGACAGCGTGGCTATCCGGAGAAAAGATCCGGGCGGTGATCCTGGATCCGGCGGCTGCATCTTTCAAGGCACAGTTAGAAAAAGATGGTTACAAAGTAAAGAAAGCGAAAAATGATGTTTTGGATGGAATCCGTTTTGTAGCAACACTGCTGCTTTCGGGTTCTATTTTTATTGATCAATCCTGTGAGAATCTGCTGAAGGAATTTGCTTCCTACATCTGGGATGCAAAAGCCGGAGACCGCGGTGAGGACAAGCCAGTGAAGGAACATGATCACTCCCTGGATGCTCTCCGCTATTTTTGCTATACGATCATCCGCAGAGTTGGCGGCATGAAGATTTTAAAGTGAGGTAAGGTGAAGAAACATGAACATTGAAGTAATTAAGAACCTGATCCGAAAATATCAGAGCGGGCATACGGATTTTGTGAGGCAAGCTGAAAAGACGAAAGCTTACTATCGGAATGAGACGGATATTATGTTCCTGCCGCTTAAGGAGGAGCAGGAGAAGAAAGAGAAGCCGCTGCGGAATGCAGACAACCGGATTCCGTTCAACTTCCACGGGCTGCTTGTCAATCAGAAAGCTTCTTACATGTTCGCAGCGCCTCCACTTTTTGATTTGGGAGAGAAGGCGGCCAATAAGACATTGATAAAATTTCTGGGAGACAAATACGCAAAGATATGTAAGGATCTGTGCATTGAAGCCTCAAATTGTACTGTTGGGTGGCTGCATATCTGGAAAGACAATAAAGGACTATGGAAGTATGCGGCGGTACCCGCGGAGCAGGTGATTCCGGTGTGGTCGAATAGTTTGGAAAAAGAATTGCTTGGCGTGTTCCGGAGCTATCAGAATATTGATGATGAGACCGGTGACGCTTACACCATTTACGAGTACTGGAATGAGGCAGAGTGTGCGGCGTATCGGTTAAAGGCGGGCGATGAGCTTGATCATCTGCTGCCATATCAGATGTTCATGGTGGATCCGATGCTTTGCGAATACACGGATACCTATCAGCACGGTGTTGGTGAGGTGCCGTTTTTCCCGTTTTTTAATAACAATATTGATACGGATGACCTGAAAAATATCAAACCGCTGATCGATGTCTATTGTAAAGTGTTCAGCGGTTTTGTAAATGATCTGGAAGATATCCAGGAGGTGATTTTTGTTCTGACCAATTATGGCGGTACGAATCTGGGACAGTTTCTTCGGGATCTGAAAGACTACAAAGCAATCCAGATCGAGAGTGATGGTGACGGTGATCATTCCGGTGTTCCCACGCTGACGATTGAACTGCCAGTGGAGGCTCGTGAGAAACTGTTGGGGATCACCAGAAAGTGCATTTTTGAACAGGGCATGGGTATCGATCCGGATCCGCAGAACTTCGGGAACAGCTCCGGCGTGGCGCTGAATTTCCTGTACTCATTGCTGGAACTGAAAGCAGGACTGCAGGAGACGGAGTTCAAGCTTGGGTTTGGCCGGTTCATCCGGTGCGTGTGCCGGCTGCAGGGAATTCCAATTAAGGACGACACCATTACACAGACATGGACCAGAACCAGCGTCAAGAATGATCTGGAGCTGTCGCAGATTGCTGCTCAGAGCAAGGGAAGCATTTCTCAGGAAACGACGGTTGAGCATCATCCGTGGGTTGAAGACAGCACAAAGGAGCTGGAACGTCTGAGGAAAGAAGAGGAAGATTCTATGGGCGAGATCTCCGATATGTTCCCACCGAAGGATAATGATCAGGGCAATCCGGATGATAAAGGTCAGGGTGATGAGTGATGAGCTACTGGGAGACCAGAAATGAAGAGCTTTATAAAGCTGGCGAGATGCAGGTCAACGAGTATTTCAAAAAGCTGGAGAAAGCTTTTAACCAGACGAAGCGAGAACTGCAGAAGACGGTAGAGAGCTTTTACTGGCGGTATGCAGAGGAGAACGGTCTGACATATGCGGCAGCTCAGAAACAGCTCGACAAGGCTGAAATCAAAGGCTTGAGAGAATTTGTTGAGCTGTCCATGCAGAATATCGGTAAGTACAATCAGGAAGTCAACAACATGTCCATCAAAGCCAGAATAACCCGCTACCAGGCTTTGGAAGCGCAAGTAGACGCAATTTTGAGGCAGTTGTATGCAGTCGATTATCAAGCTGATGCAGAGAAGACCATGCGGGAAATCTACGGCGACACTTATTATCGGACATGGTATGGTATTGATCAATATCACGGATTTCATGCGGCGTTTGCCCAGATTGATCCAGGAACGGTTGATGCACTTTTAAAATATCCATTTAACGGAGCCAATTTTTCAGACCGGCTGTGGAAGCAGAAGGATCACCTGCAGACAGTGTTAATGGAATCCATTGCAACGATGCTGGTGCAGGGCGTGCCGCCGCAGAATCTTTCAGCGGACTTTGCCAAGAAGATGCAATCCAAAAAATTTGATGCGTACCGGCTCCTGCATACAGAAGGTTCCTTCCTGATGAGCGAGGCCACTCATGCCGGGTACAAGGCGGACGGTGTGGAGAAATATCAAATTCTTGCCACGCTGGACAGTAAGACCTGCGGCATCTGCGGAGAGCTGGATGGAAAAATCTATCCGGTGGACGATGCGGTAACCGGAAAGAACATGCCGCCGTTTCATCCGTTTTGCAGGTGTACGGATGTGCCGTACTATCCGGATACCCCGACAGAGGGAATGAAGCGGGCTGCCAGGGACAAAGATGGCAACGGCATTGAAGTGCCGGCGGATATGACGTATACGGAATGGAAGAAGAAGTATCTTGCGGATGATAAAGCTGACTTGAAGCCCGCGGGAAATAATGCTACAATTCCTGATATAAAGTTTAAGTCGAAAAAAAGCAGTGAGGAGGTACGTAAGGATAAAAATACAGTCGTCGAGGCATATGTTACATTACCGCCGAAGGTACAGCGAGTTAGATCGGAAGAGCGTCGTGTAGGGAAAGAGTG